GTTGATAATGATGATAAAACTTTGTTTGGTGAATACTAAATGCAGTAGATCCAATACCAGTTTGAAGTCTTGCTGCTGCCTGATTTTGTATAAATGATACTGTTGAACCTGCACCAGAAACACTGTCTAAAAAGTTTGGGTCAATAGCATAAAGGTGTTTATAGTCACCAAGAGTAAAAAGTTCAGAAACTCTACTTCTACCAAATGCATCAACAGCATTTGTATCTGGATTAATAGTTACAACAGTTTCTGATGAAATCCCAACAGTTCCGGTAACTGGAAATGGATTCTTACTACTAATTATTTGCCCGTCACTTGACGCAACACCTACAACTTCAAATAAAGATCTTTCCTGATTTAAATAATCTTGTGTAGTTATATTCCACTGAGCCATTAATCAATCCATTCCAATTTTGAGGGGTGATATCTTTGTGCGTTTTTGATATTTAAATTCTTTTCTAAAACTGGATAAATTTGGTGAACAACTGCTCCAGGATACTCTGATTGTAGTTGCTCTCCAAGTTCTCTTGTGGACGGAATTCCGTTTTTGGTAATCATTTCTAAACGATATAAACTTCCATTCCACATTACATCAGCAACATACTCTTCACCAACTTGTTGTTGTTCTGGTTGGGAATTTACATAAAGATTTCCTGTAAAATCTCCAGCAATATTGATTGATTCTGAAATAAATTGCTTATAGGATTTCATTCTTCCTCTTCGTATTCTTCCTCACTTTCTTCATCTTGACCAAACATGCTTGCCGCTACTGCTGGACGGAAAGCATCAATTTTTTCAGCTGATTTTGAAAATAAAATATCTTTAATCTTATCACTGATCTGCGATGGTGGTTCATCAGCGATAATCATATCCAAAAGGTCATCCATTTTAAATACCTAAGTAATTTTCTTTATTTATATCTCCCCACCCTTGGGAATTTTTGGAGCTGCCGATGATTTCATTTCAGGAACTCCCATAGAAGAACTTTGTGCTTCCAAGTCTGGTTCCATCACTGGTTTTCCCAGATCCATCTGCGAAGTTTGGTCCAGTGGCATACCTGTTGCTGGGTCAACTGGAGCACTTGGGTCAGGAATTATTCCATCTTTGATTTCCTTCCTAATCAATTCATCTTGTTCCAATATTTCAACATCTGTTTGTCTTAGAATCTTACGTCTTACATAGTCCTGTGAGAAATACTTTCCAACATAAGGTTCAGCTATTTGAACCATACCCAATCTTTCATTAAGAAGTTCGGCATCTTTTAATTCTGAGAAGTGATTGTCATAAAGGAAATCATATTGGATATGCTCACTTATCATTTCCCAATCTTCGGGGGTAATAATATTTTTTAGAATCAACTGAGTTCTCAGCATATCATTAAACATGTTAGAAAATCTTTTTCTCAATCTACCAACAAATTTGGTGAACTTGAGTTCATCTCTCAAAATTTCTGAAGAGCGTCCAAGGTTGAATCCGCCTTCACCATCCATTCTTGATGGTGGAACATTTAGTGAACGATATAGTTTTTTCTTGAAATATTCAATATCAGTAATCTCTCCAAGATTTTGACCACCTGGAAGTGTAGTGATTTCAGTTCCTCTGCCACCTTCGCGGCGAGGTAACCAAAAATCTTCCAACATTGCCATATATTTTTTATCATCACGAATCTCACCTGTATTTGCGTCATATACTAGTTTGTTACGATATCTCATCATAACATCTCTGAGATATTGCTCAGCTTTTACCTTAGGTAAGTTTCCAACATCAATGTAAAAAATTCTGCGCTCAGGAGCACGGGACAATCTGTAGATAACAAGAGAGTCTTCAATCATACGGAGTTGATTGAGTGACTTGATTGCTTTGTGAAGATATGAAAGAGTATTACCTTTATTTCTATCAACTAAACCAGAAGTACAATAAGTGACCGAATCTTTAGTCATTTTTATTCCTTGACTTGCCCCAGTAGCATTAATGTTGCCTGTAGGAGCAGAACCTTTGGGATTATAAATGAAGTATTCTTCAATGTCGGGAAAGCTATAATCCATCGGATTATCACTTTGAATTTTTGAAATATTGTATCTATCTTCCGGTTTCTTTTTATTTTGTCTAATATAACGCATTTTCATTGCATCAATATAACGAAGCTCTTGAATACCTTCATTTGGATTTTTAAAATCAATAACTTTATGATAATAGAGTCTGCCATCAATATACCAGTTTCTATAAATTTCATGAGATTTTTTATCAAAATCTAATAAGTCTAAAATATATTTAAACTCATTTCTAATTTTTTTCTTAATGCCGTCACTAGCATTTAGATTATCCAAATCAATTTGAACCGGAGTATCATTTGTATCCGAAACAATAGCTTCGTTTACAATATCTTCAATAGCACTATCAACCTCTGGGTGAAGTGCCATTTCACGGTATCTTTTGATTAACTCATATTCTGTCCTATAAACACCTTCAATGTCAACATAAGAACCAAAAAAACCACTACTCATGTAGTGATCAACCCCGTCCTCATTATTTTGAGGGACGGGGGAGACCGCATTGGGAGATAGTGGTTCAGTATCTTCTATAGAAAATCCAAATAATTTAGCCATAATTTATTAGTTTAGAATTAATCTTTAGACTATTTATTAGCCGTTAGATCCGCCTGCCGCAACAATGTTAAATGATTGAACTTGGAATTCTACAGTAAACTCTTCAATTGTGTCTGAAGAATCGTAGGAAAGATCAATCTGAGAAACGTTTGTTGGGAAAATATCAATAAATTCATACTCAGCAAGAACAGCATTGGCAGATCCACTATTGTCTTGGCTGCTTGCTGTCGAACCTCTTCCTAACTGGAACACTCTAGCAGTAGCCATGTATGCCGATGGGTCAGTTGCTCCAAGGTTGAGATCAAGACTTGCGATCTGATTGGACCATTCTTCAAACGCTCTTCTCAATACAAAGTCTTCATCATTAATAACAGTTACGGTCCAAACATCAATTGTTCTATCTCCAGCAACCTTAAAAGTTCTTCCACGGAAAGGAACATCGATTGATGCTATATTTTGTGCTGGAAGAGCAGCTGCCTTGCACATAAATTGGAACTTGTCAGCATCAAATGTTGGAAGATCAAATCCAAGTTCACTTAATGTCATCTCAACTACAAATAGGTTGGGGCGGGCACCGCCCCCGATGAGTGATGATTTAAATTGGGAAATAGTTTTGTTCTCTTTTGTTGTTGCCATTGTTTAAGTCCTCCTTTTGTTATTTAGATTATAAAGTTAAACTGTACCAGCTACTTCTTCAAAACTTACGCCAGTTCTGGTAGCAACGAATGTCAGAGTTACATAGTTAATGGACTTAGCAGGCTTCAGGAAGATGTCTGCTCTAAATTCATTATTATCAATAACATCAGGAGTATTGTTTGAACTATCACAAACAACCAAGAATCCATAGAGACCTCTCTTAGCTTGAACATCGCGGAGATATGGTTCAACGATATTTCTGAAGTTTGCTCTTGTTAGTTCATCATTCAGTTCGAAGAGTTGAGCTTGGGCAGCTCTTTGGAGTGCTTGCTCGATGGTGAGGAACAAGCGGCGAACATTAATTCTATCAAAGGCAGAAGCATATCCAAGAGCAGTCTTATCTCCGAAGAGAAGAGTTCCAACTCCAGGTTGAGTAACAATTGCGTTTACTCTTTGTGGATAGAGTTTGTCTCTCTGTGCTTTATTTGGATTGTATGCCAACTTAATAGCGTTGTTAATAACACCGCGCTGTTGTCCAGCAGGAGAGAACCATGGGAAAGAAACAATATTTGTGCGAGTCATTAGACCTGCAACATCAGCGTTACATGGAATGTAACGGAACTTATTATTAAATCTATCATAAGTGTACTTGTATCCACTATCAAACACCGTATAAGATGATGACGAAAGTGAACTAAAGTAGTTTATAAGATTATTTGTCTGAGTCGTTGTATTTGTAACGCCCACTAAGTCTGATCTATGTGGACCAACGGTAGCGATACAATCTTTTCTCTCATTTGCTAAAGAGATTAGATAGTTTGCTTTTGCCTGAGAATCTGCTCTATCGGTTAGACCAGGACCCATGATTAAATAATCAACTTCAACTTCATCTGAGTTTGAGAAGAGTCCGTATGAAGTAATTAAATCGCCCAGAGATGCCTGCATTCCTCCAGCAGCAGAATAGTCAACACCACCGCCAAGTGTGTATGTTACGTTTCCAATTGCTGAGAAAGTAGTGTCTTGTGCGTTCTGACCCCATAGACCATCACCAGTCGTGATTGCTGTGAATGAATTGGCAGCAACTCCGCTGTAAGTAGTGAAACCTGTTGCTCTTGGAGCAGTTCCCCAATAAGAATCGGCAGAATTTGATGGATTTATTCCAGCATAAATCTGATTTGAGAAATCGGCAATATACTGTTCATACCAAATTCTTTGTGGGGAATTAACAGCAGAAACAGAGTCGAGTGCCTTAGAAAGACCTACATGCTTTTCTAGAATGTTTCCTTGAATTCCAGTGACTGTTCCTAGATCATCAACAACAGCAATATGAATACCATCCCCTTTACCATTTCTATCTAATGAGTAAACATTGGATGTTGGTTTTGGAGCAATAGACTTCCAGAAAATTGTACTATTTGTCAGACCAAGAGTTTGTTGGTCATACCAGTCAACAACTGAAGTTGGAGTATATGGATTTGAGGCAGAAACTCCAGTGTTTATACCAGAGTTATTGACAAAGTAGATTGAATCTGATGTATCAAAAGAATTGAATCCAGATCCTTCAGCATAATCGATTTTTGTCTCTGTTCCCGCAGAAGAAACTCTTGAAACAATTTTTACAGTAACTGTGCTGGCAGCATTTGTAGCATCTGTTGAAACGCCAGTAATAATTCCTTTCAGGTGTCCAATAAAGTTGCTTGTGCTTCCAGAACCGGCGAGGGTTCCTGATACAGCTGCGGTAATTCCATATCCAATTACAGCACCGGCATTTCCTAGGTTAGTTGTATTGATGCCGATGATTTGATCACCCAAGTCATCGATTACACAAACCTTTAAGTTGTTTGCCCATGAACCAGGATTCTTCGCAGCAAAAGTGAAACTAGTATCATCAACATGATTATTGATGTAATCATCGTAGTTATCAATATCCAGAGATGCTGTAGATGCGGCACCAACACCAGCATTTGCGTTATTGAGGGTAGTTCCTCCAGTTCTTACAACCTTTAATACACCACCATATGAAAGGAATGATGAAGCACTCATCCAGTATTCGTATTGGGAATCTGTTGAAAGTGGTTTTCCAAATACGTTGATTAATTCTTGCTCTGTGGTGATATCAATAGGATCGTCAACAGGTCCAATAGGAAATGGTCCAGCAATAGCACCAATATTATCCAAAACATTATCAGCTCTTCCTACAGTTAAGTCAACCTCTCTGACTAGTACGCCTGGAGATAATTGAGGAGTCGCCATTTTTTTCTCCGTAAAGTCTCAGTTTATCTACAAAATATTTATTAAAAACTTACTTTTCGCAGGGGAAACGTGACGTGAATATTCTACCAGTCAGGATATTCCCATCTATCAAAAACTCCCGATATAATTTTACTAGCAACTATTCTTTTTATTGTACATTCTTTACATTCATATGAGTATGATGAAGCAACTGCTCCACGGTCCTTACGAGTTCTATAGAAACCATCTATTAAATTCTTTATTTCTCCACAAACCCTACATTTCCTATCAACAAGCAATAAGTGTCCTAAATTTATCTGCTTGCCTATTTCCATTACCTATACTCCCACATATATGCCATATCACCATATTCATCAGTGAACCATCGATCTCCACTAGAATCTACAAAACTATCTTCACTACTGACACCATCTACAACAAATCCAAATGGTGCCATATCTTGTTCTATCTGATTTTTTTGTTCTTCATATATTCTCTTTCTTATATCTTGATCAGTGAGTTCTTTGAAATAGTCTTGAGCTACCAACCATGCATAGATGACTAAACACATTGCCAAGTCATCATTACAACCCTCTTCCGCCTCGAAAGAATTGTGTTTTGATACAAAAGTTGTCAACTCACTAATAATATCATAATCATTAAAGATGAGTTTATTCTCTTCTATCATCGTTTTAAGATTAAGAGATCCAACTTTTTTAACAGTTTTAGACATCTTAACCCCAAGTTGAGTTTTCTTGCCAGAAAATCCTTGACCAACTATTTGACCAGCACGACCTCTCATTGAGCACATAAGAACATTTTGATACTCTAGATCATAATGGAGAAGTGATGCTACTTGATCTCCAATGTCATTTACTTCGCATAAAATATATGCTCCATTATAATTTTTAGCTACTTCGTATATGATGTTTGGGAACATCATTGGTTTTATCTCATTGTTTCTATACTTTGCAACAACTCTATGCGGAAATTCTGTAATATCCACAACTACAAATGCAGAATAGTCTTCTCCAACTCCTCTAGCTACGTCAACAGTAATTACGTAATCATGTTCTTCTTTAACCTCTTCATACACATCCAATCCAGCACTTTGAGTTCTTGGACTGTCATAAACTAAACTTCGCAGTTTTGATGGTGCAATTAGAGTATCAACTGAACCTAAAAATTCACACTCAAACTCAACCTTAAACTGCTGCTCAGAGGTATTTGCAATCGTCTGTTTCTTCCACTCATCATCTCTACCAGGAACTTCACTCCAATGTACATCAGTATAAACATATTCATTCTTTCCCTTCTCTGCATCATGCCACATGCGGTAGAAGTGATTCATACCATGTGGCGTAGATACAACAATTACTTTTGTGTTTTTACCTGAAGTAATTGTTGGATATACTGACGCAAAGAATGAATCTGCGATATGATTTGGAACGAACGCAAATTCGTCCAAAAATAGGATGTTGAATGACATACCACGAACC